ATTGTAAGCCGGGTATCCAACTGCTTCTTAGTTTCAATGTCACCATCTAGGTCAAGCTCTTGCTGAGCCATGTTAAATGTAGTTTCTGGATCACCCCGGGAAACTTGATGTGCTACGTTAACAAACATAGCCATGACATTATCAGCAGTAGCATCAGCCAAGAACATTGGCTTGCCTACTAACACTCGAGAAAGTCCATTGATGATTTTCTTAATCTCATTCAATAGGCTCTTCTGCTTTTGATTTAAATTGTTTGGATCAAATCCACCTTCGACTAACGTTGCCCCGAACTCAGCCAAGTATTCAGAGTAACGAACATCGCCATCGTATTGATTGGCAAATGCCGCAAGATTGTCAGCCATTGCACCGAAGCCGGACTGACGTAACTGCTTATCAACAGCTTGCTGTAGCTCCCTCATCCGCTTGGTATTACCACGGAAGGCTTCATTGAGAATTAGTTCCCAAGCCTCGTGTGCTACTGTAGTTGAGTTAGCTTGTGCATCATTAATAACAAGGGCGATAGGCTTACCTCCCTTGAATATTGCGGCACCATTGTCCATGTCGGTAAACTGTTCGGCTTGGCTAGTAGCTTCAGCTAAACCGATTTTGCCTTTGAGTGTCTGAACTATATTAGCCCGGGTCTCTGCAAGTGTTCCGCCTACAATAATTTCTACGTCCGGGAATGCAACACGAACAAATTTAAATGCATTACGTGCATTTTCGGATAGATCGTTTAGGTATGTGTCGGACTGAGGTGCTTCTACCAATCGGGTAGATGCATCCATGTTAATACTGTTCATGCCATCACGAAAGGCTATCTTGCCTGCGGCTCTTGTTTTTTCAACAACCTCACGGCTCATCTCCATGACATCTTTCTTACTAACACCCAAGGTATTTGTAAGCCAGTCCATGAACTGTTGCTTGCTTGGTGCTGTTCCGTCAGGTCGAACTATATACAGTGCCCGGTCAACATCACTTTCATAGTTAACTTTAACCCTGTAACGATAGGTTACATTAGCCTTAGATAAATTCTTTGGTAGCTTGGCACCCCTGATACCCGAGATAGGTGCCCGGCTCTCTTCAGGAATTTCCTGACGAGGTAAAGGAAGACGTGTGCCTTCATTGATAACATTACCAAACTGATCTACTAACGTGTGTTGTTCTTCGGCAGTTGAGTTAGCCAATGAGTCATTTGCATTTATAACCGGAATACCGTTTACGAGTTCAACGTTACCAACGGGGACGAGGGGAACTTGGCTAGGATCAATGCCTTGTGCTTCAGCCTGTTCAAGTCTTTGACGTTCAGCCTCACGAGCCGCATCTAGTTCGCTTTGCAATTCGCTGTTAGCTTGTGACTCTTGGCTGTCCGGATCCAACGTTATCAATCGTCCCAACTCACGGAAGTCACTGTTGTTAAACTTTTTTAGCTTCTTTAAAATTCTGCTACCCTTTGATACACGATCAGCAAGTGAAAGGGTTCTCTTGCCTACGTTTAATTCAAACTTGCGGAACAGTCCCTTTATACGTGGATCGATACGATCCAATACTTCTGACACTGGCTCAAGTTGATCACCTATCAGTCTTCCAATAGCTGAACGACCGCCGCTTACCCGTGCATCATCCCTAATTCTTTTAAGAACCTTGGGTGATTGTTCCGCAATAGCAGTATCTATTGCTACCAAGGATACTTCTGCCTCCCTCTTTTGTTGTCTTATTTCTGCTCTCGCTTCTCGTGCCTGATCGAGGTCAAGTTCTCCTTCGGCAACTCGATTTGCCACCCCATCTAATTGATTATCAAGATCAATTAATTTATTCTCCGCCTTAGCTTTATTATTCTCTAGATTCAAGAACTTTCTACCAGCACGAAACTTTTTAAGTTTAGCTATACGTAATTCAGCTTGCTTCTCTTGAGCTATTGATTCGTTAACCGTAGTGTTGTCCGTGTCAGTTGCGGTAATGTCCTCGATAACATCAAACTCATTAGCCTGCTTGTAGTTAATGTAGTTGTCGCCTTCTGCTTGAACGTATGCGGCGGCTTCAGGTCCCTCGATAACCTTTACCTCGTTTACTAATTCAAAGAGTCCTTCCTCGCCGTATAAATCAATGCGGTCACGAGCAGTATTGCCAAGTGCTTCAACGTTTTCTACATCCAAAGTCTCCGGAGCAGTAACAGGAACATACTCATCTCCGGGCTTGATCTCCTCTTGTGCAGTAGCTTTCATTGCTACGATTGGTGTAAACTCAACGGGCTTAGTCGACAGTATTTCTCCCTGATTTGTTAGCCCACCGCTTAGAACCTCAAGGGCTTCAGCTTCCGTCTCAGCATATACAACACTCTCACGTATTTCTCCACCGGCAACCTCATACTTTACTTTGAATCTTGGCTTAGATAAAAGCGAAGAAATCATTTCGGGACTAGCTTGACCGATGTTATTTAGGTTGACCTCTTCTACCTTCCCGGGGGAAAGGGTGCGGAACACACCTCCGGTAAGTTCCATTCCTCCGGAGTATGTGGCTCCAACTGAACCACCGATCATAACATTAAGAATATAATCCTCTACGTTTTCTGCTGAGAATATTTCATTTCCTTGGTCGTAAAATATGGTAGCCAATGTTTCAAACATGACCGCCTCAGTGCCTTCCTCCGCTCCTTCTACCGCAAATGACTTGAACATTCTGCCCAATGTATTTCCATCGAGCTTTGTCTTTTTGTTAAAAAATTGTGCGGCTTTGGTTGCACCCAGTTTCCTTATGGCAACTCTATTAAGAAAGTATCCGGCACCGGCTGATAGCACGTGAGCAGGAAGCACCTTTGCATACTCTTCATCAGTGAACTCAGCATAAGGTTTATCAAAAGTTTCTTCAGCCCGACGAACACTTTGTGAGTAAGCATTAAAGGGATAGTCAAGACCCCTAGTAACCGTTTGTGTAACAATTTGACCGACTCCCTGAAGGACTTGACCAACGTTACTACGTTCCATCTCAGGAGTTACACCAAACTTATTGGGTACTTTATCTGCCAAGATTCTTAGCTTATCGCCAATCTCTCTTCCTCCTGCCCTAATTTCTGCTCTCTCTGATTCTGCAATGGGTTGAGAAAGTGGAGAAAGACCGCCGGAAGGATCCATCATAGGAGTAGTCAGTCCCATATCAGCCATTGAGGTAACAAGACCTGCCGATGATTCAACTATTGATCTACCTCCCCCTGCTAAAATATTCTTAGGGATCTGGTCAAGGGTTACTCCCTCGTTTCCCATAGTAGTGTAAACTCTTTCGGTTGTGGGATCAGGTTCTCCTATAGTATTCTGCTCCTCATATATCCTGTTGAACTCAGCACGTTGCTCAGGGGACATATCCGAAACTTGTCTGGGAGGATTTAACTCCCTTTGCCTAGCGGCTGTTCGTTCCGCCATTCCCTCAAAATTAAAAGAAGCTTCTCCCTGAACCTCCTCGACCATAGCCTCGGGTTGATCCGGTGTAGGCTCAACAGCAGGAAGAACTAATTCATCGTCAGTAACAACTGATTCGTCAATGATTACATCATCCGTATCACGGACAATGTTCTGTTCATAAACAGGGAACTTCTTTACATATTGGTCTACTAATACATCGTCCGCAACGTCACCATAGGCATCGTATTTGGAGCGAATGTTATTAGCAAATTCAGAAACAGAATATTGCTTTGCCATATTTAATTAGGGTAATATACCTGCTGGATCGTTAAGATCCATATTAGGAGAAATTGAATTAGATGTGTCAACAAGTTCAACTTCGGGACGACGAGGGATTCTTGCACCCGGAAATCCCCCAGTCCTTTGACCGGCTCCTTGATCTCCGTATATAAATGCAGATCCGGGACCCTGAAACATTTTGGCGGCTGGGTCATCGTACTGAACAGTCTCGAAACCTTTGCCAAGCCCTGTCCCTGCAATTCCACCCGGTCTTGTAGCACGTTGTAACACATACATACCACCGGTGCCATCCTCTTCGTTAAAAACAATTCTTAGATTTGGATCTGATGCGGCAGTTCTCTGTAAGTTCATAAACTTAATAGGATCACGTAATGCTTCTAGTTCTTCTTTGTTTTTGGAAGAAGCGGCTGATTCGGATTTAACCTCTAGAGCCATCAACTGAGGTATAACAGCTTTAAATCCATCGTCGCCAAAGGTATCATAAAACTCCGCCGCTGACTTTGCAATATTAGTTGGATCAAAAAAACCGTCATCATCCCTAACATCAAAGCCCAGCTTCTCAGCCGCCTCCGGGCTGTTAGTTGCCCATTGGGTGGTAAATGCCACACCTGCCTCCTTCTTTTTCTTTTTTGCTTTCTTCTCGGCAAACTTAGCTATGCCTCCGCCTATGCCTGCGGCTAGGCTTTGCATACCTTGTGCTTGTATCTCGGCGGCTCTCGCAAAGCCACTGTAGTCCGCCTTCATGAGACGAGGGTCAACCTGTGTTCCTGTTTGAAATGCCATAATTATTTAATTCTTGTATTCATCCACTTACGAATGATTGCTTTGATACGAGGTTTATCAGAGATAAACTTAGCGAATTTCTCTCCGTGCTTGATGTATAGTTTACGGAACCAACTTGGAGAATCGTTCAGCATCCATTCACGGAATTGTTTCCATTTAGGATTAGTAGCTCCGTAGACTTCACGAGCTACCCAGCATAGACCGATTGCCGCACCGCCAAGAGAACCTAGCATGCCCATCATGCCGGAACTACGAGAAGCATCAGCCTGAGCTTGTGCACCAAGTAAGCTAATGTTGTCTGATCTTTGTTGCATAGCCATATTGATACCAACGTTTGGATCAAACAAATTTGGTCCCATTGCACCGCTAGCCTGTGCCTGAGCCTGACCAAGAATCTGTCCGCCTAATCCAAGACCCTGTGAGGGGCGACCAAGAATAGCCGCACCTAGGTCGCCGGCTATAGAACGTGATTGATTAAAAGCAGACTGCCCTATCCCTGTTGCAGATTGCCTCATCCCCATTGCAGATTGCCGTATCCCCTGTGCTGACTGTCCTATCCCTGCCGCTGACTGTCTTAGCCCTGCCGCAAACTGCTCACGGTTCTGACGGTATTGCTCACGTCCAAGGGCGGCTTCAAGGGCAGAACGTCCTTGCTGTGAAAAAGCTGTGCCACCCATATTGCTCATAACAGATTGGTCAACTTGACGTTGAGCCTCGAATCCCATTGGTTCGGAAGCTCTAGCAAATGCTGAATCAGCTTGTTCTGCCGCCGCAATAGCTTGTCGCTCTGCTAGGTCAGCAAGTGTTCCGCCTCGACCTGCTTGATCTGCCGCCGCAATAGCTTGTTGTTCTGCTAGGTTTGCTAGACGAGTGGACTGAGGATCAGCCGCACGATATGCCTCTACGACTTGAGGAGAAAGATCTTGGAGTGCCTGAACATCGGCATCACGTTGCATTCCAATTGACTCACGTTGTAGTTCGGAAGCCCTACGTCCGGAATCCTCCAATAGATCAAGCAATCCTCCCTGACCGTCTACACCCTTGGCAAAGGTTTCAATGTCCGCTAACTCAAGAGCCGCATAACGAGGACGGAATTCTTCTTCTGCCCCGATGATCCGTTCTTGCAAACGGCGATCCGTTACACCTTGGTATGATTCAAAGTTTTTACCAAATAAGTATTCCCCTGATGCCTGTGCCGGATCGACTGGATCCGGTTGATTAATTGTAGTTCCGCCTTTGCCTCCCATATTAGTCCTTTAATTTTAATAAACGTGATAAAAGTTTTTGATTGTAATCCACACGGGTTGACCACCCGTTTCTGTTTCTTACACCAATAAGTTTTTTGTAAAGAACATCAGGCTCTTTCCTGATGAACATAAATGTTAGTTCCTTAAATGCCTCGCTGTTGCTAGCAAAAAGAAAAGCCATGAAGATGGAGTCACCGCCCTCAACATCTTCTTTCCATTCTTTAACAAAATCCCAAGTGTAATCATTGTTGCAATTATACCACATGAATACACCTTGAATTTCTTTATTTTCATCAACAAGAACAACGAGTGTTTTTTTTATATAGTGATAAGCAATTAACTGACGAATTGTTTCCTCGTTCCATTCATCAAATACTTTGCCGTTTTCATTTTCAATACAATACTCAGCAATCTTATTTATATAAGAAGTAAACTCAGAACACTCTTCTGAGTATAATAAAGCTACCGCCTTATTAAGTAGTTGATTCTCCGGCATTATTATTAAATTAACTTTCTCGTCTCCACATATATACGACAAAGTATGGTGGCATATTTTCGTGGCTTGCGGTGTTAGTCGAACCAGTGACATCTTTGTTGAGACTTGTAAAAGTATTCTGCCTCATTTCAAATGGATCCGAATAGTCTTGTTGATTTCCAGCAGAATTAAAAGAAACGTCACGGTTGGTGTTTTGTACCGACTGCATTTTAATGAAGTTTCTGAAGTTATTTCCGTCTGGAATTCGCAGATTCCACTCGTGATTATGATACATCTGTGCCTGTGTCAACGTAACATTTCTTTCACCACTCCTGTTCTGAGTATTCTGTTCGTACCCCACTGCATCAAAGGCAGTATCATCGGCTTTAAATCCAGCAAGAAATGTACCTTGACTAAAAAGACTCCAAGTGCCAAAGCCCAGAAATGTAGACGGATTAACATTACTGGTCATATTCATATAAACTGAACCAATTGGATAAGCAAACTCCAGTGCATTCGTTGCTAATTTAGCCGCCGTTACACTTCCATCCTTGATCTTACCTCCGTATACACTTCCATCCGCGAGCTTACCTGTAGTTACATTTAGATCCTTGATCTTAATTGTGGTTACACTTTGATCCTTGAGCTTACCTGTAGTTACATTTTGATCCTTGATCTTGTCTGTAATAACGGAATTAGTAGCAAGACTTGAGCTTCCTATGCCTCCGCTTCTTACCGCAAGTGAATCATTTTGATTAACAATAATCGTACTTCCATCTACCCCGGAAGTACTCAGTGTAGCATCCGAAAGAATTTGATTTAATTTTCCGGCAGTTAACTGCTCGCCGTCATTAAATATTTTACCTGATTGTAGTAGTGACATAGTATTAAATTATTAAGAATTTTCGAGTGAAGTTACTCGGGCTTCTAGGGTTTCAATTTTATTTATAGATTCTTGGAGAGCTTTGGTAAGCACTGCTGTCATATTAGCATAGTGCAAGGCATCAGGCTGTCCTTCAGGATTATATTCGACGAACTCCGTCAGTCCTGCATCGTGAACTTCTTCAGCAATAAAGCCAGCATAGGTGTTATCGTCGCCCTCGTTGATTGATTCAAAGGTTACAGGTCGAAGAGTTTTAACAGCCTCTATTCCTTTGGAGTAATCCTTTATGTTTTCTTTGTATCGAGCTGAGGACGTAGAGCGAGATATCATCCCGTTAGAATCTATATAAAGATTTGCACTGTTCCCATTGGTATTTGTATAGCTTCCTTTTGCCTGAAGCCTTCCCTCGCACACAACACTGTTTTCCACTCCCGTAACCGTAACCGAACTGAGTGAACCGACAAGAAGCTTTCCAGTGCCAGTGTCAAGTTTCATCCCGTTACTAAGGCTTCCACTTACTGACCTGAAGTTATGTTCGACGGCATCATAGTAAGCCTTGTTGGGACCATTGTTGTGAGAACCTGCATATAGCTCAATGTGTGCACCGTTTCCGATTGTCCCTCCGAATATCGCAACTCTTCCCGTGTTGCTGTCGCCTGTTATGGAATCGCTTATGATAACGTTTTGGGCGGAATTTACTCTAAGTCCAGTACGTAGGGTTCCGCTACTATCAGTAGTATCTAGATATATACTTTCCCCTGCTTTTTTATTTTGAAGGTAACATCTCCCGCTAGAGTTAAGTAATCGAGTATACTCGCTTGTGCCTGTACTATCACCGTTAAGGTCAATGAAAGCATAGCCGTTTTCGTCAGTAAGGTTTGAATTGATAGAAAGACCTGCAGTGAGATTATTATTCCCGTCAATCATCCCGTCAACGTAAAGTCGACCAGACGTGGCACTCCAACGAGGATGACCGGTGCTAAGTTTATCTTGATCAATTCCGCCATCCTTTACCTGCAATGAACCGCTTGTTCCATCTACCTCAAGGGTTACGTTGTCAGTTGTTCCGCCTGTGCCGGTCACAAATGTAGAACCACTGATTATTTGGTTTAAGTTAGTATGAGTAACGACATCAGCCGCATTATATACTTGAGTTGTATTTAAAATATTTGCCATTATATTGCTTCTCTTGTTGATCTAAATGCTTCCGCCGCCGCAACCTTTAGGCTACGAACACGGGGACGACCGGTTGTTCGGTCAATTTTAAATTGAAATCCGTAGGCTCGTTTGTTTCCAATCCGTCCCCGGATAGAAACATCTTCGTCTTCAGAGAGTAATTCATTGTTAAGATAATTAGATAATTGTTTCAGATCTATTGTATCATCAACATTTTCTGTTATACCAGTAATAAAGAAATCTGACTTTAAGTCAATGCTTGATTGCACCTGCATCTCGAAGTTATTCCACTTCTTTCTGTCAATGGTCTGATTGGTAAACATCCGAGTTGTCATCGAACCCTCAATATCCGGCACAAGTAAAAGACTATCCGGATCCTCGGTGCCAGCCGCAACTTGAGTAATAATACGATCGTTGCCCTGATCTAATGAATCAAGGCTATGAATGCCCCCGTTAGTACTAATTGAATAAACCCCACGGTTCTTTCCGTCACCGGCTACAATAAGTTTCTTGAACTCAAAGCTACTGTCCCCAACATTGTCGATTGATTCCCACTGCTTGTTAAGAAAGTTATAGATAATAATTCGATTATTGAACTGAGCGAGGTTTGTTTTTACCGATACATTTCCTTCATTGTCTACCTCAACGACTTCCTCATTCAGGGGAATTGCTAAGTAATACCGATTGTCAAAATAAACTCCGGAACTTTTATCCCACAAGTCTTTGTTAATTAACCCAATAGTATTGTTAATAGATTCACTAAGGGGTACTTCATTTCCTCGAAGATTGTACAAGTCTTGGAAGTTCGCCCCGTATAAACCATTGTCAGATAAAAACAAAACGTTGTTACCTACCTGAATTATAGTATCTCTAGCAACACAACCTATCTCGTTGGTTAGCAACTGAGTTTGAGCGGTACTAAGATCTCCGCTATTAATCGCTAAATGAATACTGTTACGATTAAATACTAATAGCTTGTCATCAGAAAAAGAATGAAGACCAACTGTAAAGTCAGCAGTTCCAGCATTAAATCGGAAGTTAGCAAAAACCTGATCGTATGTATCTGAATCAAGAATATCACTTACGGCTATTTCATCTTTCCTTCCGGTTGGAGTAATTTTTGTGCTTTCAGTAGGAAGTCCTGCATTAACAGTTTCCTGAGTAAAACGAAATGGAGTGACCAATCTACGTTGATGATAAACTCCGAACTCAGGTGCCGGCATATGCATAAAGCCTAAGCCAATGGACACTGGCTTTGAAAATACTACACTCGTTCTGTTACTTGCATTTCCTAATTGAACGTAAAATGAAACTGTGTTTGCAGTTTTATCTACATTAAAGATTACGTATTCATCTCCTAGTGCCAGTGCGGAGTTGCCAACAGCCTCAATGGTTATTGTATTTCCTACCTTTAAATTGGCTATATCTGCCGCCGGAACCTCAGCTACCGCTTCGCCATCCGTAATGTCCATAGTGGTAACACTTATTTCATCAGGCTGTCTAAAGGTCCCGTTTGCTACTAGAGTAAACGTTGGGTAAATTTTTGAATTACTGGTAACAGTATAGTTCGCTGTACCAGATGTCCCCACATTGTATGTAAATGTTTGATCAGTTACACTTGTTATCTCAAATTGACCGTTGGGATTAATCGTTCCTGCTGAAACATCACGTATTTCTACCATGTCCCCAACAACTAATTGATGACTCAGGAATGTTTCAACATCAACCTCCGGGCTTCCGGTTTGGGATATTGCCTTAATACTAATTGGATTAAAAAACTTTTTGTTTTCAAGTGCAATCTGATTGTCTCGGAAAATAAACAATCGATTAAATGCCTGAAGCATGTCGGACTTCTCGAGGACCGATTCTTCGTCAGGGAACCTCATCTCAAATGTTTCGTTATTTGATAAATTTAAAGCCAGTGCCGACAAGTTAGTTGATATTATTATGTATTCCCCTTTTGTCGCAACAGGATTGCTATAGTTAGTTCCACAACGAACACCAGTAACTTTTGATGCATCTAAAGTAGAACGTCCTCCCGGGGAAGACAAGGGTTGTGTACTCAGGACCTCGGTGATTGGGGCAAAGGGTAACGTAAATGAAGTAACTAATCCTTGTGCAGGAGGGTATGTATAAAATCCCGTGGTTCCTGTTTTTGATGATTGAAACTTAAATCTGTTAGAACCATTAACTTCTGTAATAATGTAGCTTCCGTTTATATCAGGAAAACTTGATCGGAATACTCCATTAATAACAATTTGATTTCCCACGACAAACCCATGGTTAGTAAGTTTAATTGTAACAGTTCCGTCAGTTACAATTCCAACTGACTCCATTACTCTAGGTAATATTCCTATAGTAGAGGTAGGATCATTCCCAACGAACTCACTTACATTGGGTAATCGAAACGTATTTGACCCAGCCGCAAAGGGGACATTTAAAACATCAATGCCTTTACGGACTTGCCACTCTCCGTTTAAATCAAGGCGACCATTTCTTGACTCAGCCAAAACTCCCGGTTGCAGTTGATCAGGGCGAACACGATTATTAAACCCAGAGAATGCAGTCTCTAAGTCTTCTTGCATTGGGTCGTCTTCACGACCGTAGGATCTATATCTTCCGGGCATTAGCAGTTCCAAGCTTTGCGGCTCCAGTAGTTAGCCGACAACTTATTTGATTTACCTTTGATCCCTCCGCTTCTTGCACAGTAGCTTTTCTTCCGTGCCGGACGGTTTTTCTTTATGGTCATGTTTGCATCACCAAACCTGACAACCTTTTCTTTGCCACCTTGGCAAGCCTTGACAACAAACTTCTTCCCACCTTGCACATCTCTGCGAGGTGAGTTGCATTTCATTTTACTTTTATTTATTGCCACGTTTTACTTTTGCTTTAGGGGTGTTACTTACAAATTGTTTTCCTTTTGCTCCGGCTTTCTTTTTCTTTCTTGCTGTAGCCGCTCGCTCTGACTTAGACAAACTTTTAGCTTTAGCCATCGGAAGGCAACGGTCGGGATTCTTTTTGTTCTTAGACGTTCCGCAAGGTCCCTTAATTGATCCATCGATTCCAATTCTAACCCAGTTTTGTTGTCTCCACTTTTTAAGCTCACCCATTATTTCTTCCGCTTTTTCTTACCCTTCGCATAGTTAGGGTCCTTGCAATACTTTGATGCCGCCATATTAGCATAGGCACTAGGATACTTATCGAAAGTCCTACGTGCCCAAGCTATACCTTTTTTGCAGATCTTAGCCATTAGCACTTACCACGTTTCATTTTCTTTTTGGCTGGTGGTCTTCCTTTTTTAGTTCCGTATGTTCCTTTTCCTTTTGGCATAATATATCCTTTTATTTAACTTGAGATGATCCGAAGTAAAAGCCAACAATAGCTAGTGCTGTCTGGCGAACCTCCGGTAGAATGACGAATCCTTGCAGGGTGTCCCATCTAAGGGTCTTGAATAGCCCTAGAAAGCCGTTTGTTTCCCTGCCTACGGTTACCCCTACGTTAGTGAATGCAAAGACGAATGGGGCTACTACAATGGCAAAGAACGTTATTGCTACTAATCCCCGGCGAACCCATACACCGCCCCGGGCAGATGCCTTGTCCGCAGACAGGTCCGCCACGTTCTGACGTTGGATCATTGCCTCAAGGGCACGACCCTGTGCTTCGGCTTGAGTGGCTATAAGTTTCATTATAAATCCTGAAACACTACCGCCTAGCATTGCTAATAGTTCTATTGTCATTTGTTCATTCCTTTCCATATTTTAATAATGGATGATACCATGTATCCAAGTGTAGCCAAGCCTACGAGCAGGCTGACGAATGAATTAATTTCTTGTAGTCCTAGTGTAGCCAAAAAACCTCCGGTTCCTATAAATGATTTTGTAAATATTTCTTCCATAATTAATTAAATGCTGGGAGATTAACTGTCCACCCTGCCGCTACTAGTGTGTCCTTGTCGGCTAATCCGGCTGATGTAGGATAGCCATTTCTTCCACTAATATCTATAATGTTTGGGCTAATGGTGCCGGCATTAGCAAAAGCATTTAATATTTTATCAACCTCGACTGTAGATAGTTGACAATTACTGGCATAGAATCTTGACAGTTTATTGGTTACATCGAAGTCAGATGCTAGGCTAAGATCGTTTTTAAATCCACGATTCCAAGGTTCGCCTGCACCAACGTGATAAAATGTTAAAGCTGTAGCACCGGAAAGATTTGGTATTTCACCGGTTAACATAACCTTAGGATGAATCCTTGAGTATGTTTGTCCATCGTCCTGACCGTATGCTAAGTATGATTCGATTACAGTATTGGCACTTAAGTCGTGTATACTCCCTTCAAATGCATTGCTTTGAACTTGATATTTTTTTGTAGTTGAACTTAAACTTGGAAGTTCCCCTGTAAATTTATTGCCTTGAATAAACATATTCTTAGCAGTAACGTTTGAAGGGAATTCTCCGGGAATTGAATTACCCTTGAAGTTTATCGTTAGGTAATCTACACTTGCACCATTGTTCCACTTAGGCATTGGTTGCTTTATACCTAAATTTTCTAGTTTTAATGTATCTGATCCGCCAGTAATTGCATCCCAATAAAACTCTAGTCCGCCTAAATTTTCTATAGAAGATGCTCCAGTACTAGAATTTATTCCACTAGCAAATAAAGCACCTGCAGTTACAGAAATTACATCGCCCGAAGTAAGACCACTGTAGGTTTTACTAACAATAGTAGAAACATTTGAGCTTGTTCCGTCACCAAAATAAATAGTAGTAGTTCCGCTTCTGGCAAAAGTAAAGGACTCAGAAGCGGCACCGCTAGCAACAAAAGAAAACAACCTTAACCTAAACGGGTCAGGAGTTGGTAGACTGCCTGTATCGATGATACCTGCCCCTATGTCCCCAAAGGATCCGTGCCTTGCCCCAAATGTTTGAAGATCAGGTCCGGATAATAAACTTATCTGGGATGATTCCATCTACGATGACATCTCTGTTCCGTATACAATAGCAGTGCCACTAGCGGCAATAAAGCTAGCAACTCGTGCGGCTTGAATGCTTAGAGAATATGCACGTCCGGCATACAACTTGTGACCGTTTGCTGTGCTTGGAGTAGATCCATCAAGTGTCATAAAAACATCTGCTGTTTGAACATCAAATGAAATAACATTAGTAGATGGATCAAAGGCTCCGAACTCAACTGCGGCACCGGATGTCACGGATAAACGTTGGGCACTGGCACCTTGTGTTGGGCTTAGGTATAGATTTGTAACGAATGAATTAGCCATTATCTTGATTGTGTTGAAACGTAAGTAGTAAACTTACGTCGAATTGTATTATTGTTTGAGATTATATCGAGCTTCTCTAGCTCGGTTGCTAGGTAAGATGTTGCTTTATTTTCTTCGTCCATTGCTTTACTGGTCTGTCCGTCCATGCGGAGGAAGTCAGCATAAGTAGCATGAGCGGCGAAGTAGAAAAATTCCTCGGGAATATCTGTTGAGGTTTTTGTAAAATCCTTAAATACTTTTTTGTAGGTTACATAAACTGAACTGTTAGTCGTGCTACCTAAGTTCATTACGTGAGCACCGTTCGCATCAACATAAAAGTTATACTCCAGAGTTCCTGAATTAAGAAACGGCTGGTCACGATGAATACGTTGGAACTCAGATATATCATCCTTTGTCGAATTTGTTTGTATAAAGGGAACAACTTGGTCACTTGATATGGTTCTCTCTTCCCCTACGATAATGTAAGGTGTCCACATCTGAGAAGCACTGTAAGCCTCATACAACCTGCGGTTAGCTAAACGTAGTATGTCATCTTCTTCGCTTGAAGTAAATGCATTAACACCGGCTAAGGACCGGACTAGTTGAAATAGATCTGAATAACTTTTAGCCATTAGATTTTATTGGGAGCAAGCTCGGGCATTTCCTTTTGGAAAAACTTTAAAAATTCTTTGCTGTGCACTTCTTCGGTTCCGTATTGTTGAACCAATCGAAAGTATTCACGAGCAGGTATAGTTGCAATGCATTTACCAAGCACCGGGTGAGTCTTCCCGACATTGGAGTGTGCCTCTTCTTTGGCAACATCAACACGTTCTTTTTCTGTTTGAACTTCATTGACCAAATATTTGTCAACGTATTCGTTTAATTCTGTACTTATTTGTTCTGACATATGTGTAGATAAAAAGAAGCTCCCTGCCCCAGATGGGGCAAGGAGACTTCGGATTGAATTAGTCGATCTGAGTGATCTTACCGTGAGCTTGAGGATGGTATACACCAAGTCCAAGAACACAATCAACGTAGCCACGTTCGCCGCCACCCTGATTAGGAAGACGAGTTGAACCCATTGGGATCAGTTCGTGGATGCCGTAGTACTCAGGGTTAACCAAGTATCCAGTAGCAGTAGTTGTAGTGCCAGTCGAAGCAGGCATACAAGCTGGGTTACCGTTGATGATGCTTACGATGCCGTGGTCACTTTGGTAAAGCTCAACTGACAACTTGATTGTGGAAGAACCACCGTCATAGTTAACCGAACGAACTGAATCAGAGAGAAGTCCACCGACACGAGCGAAATCAGAGATTACACGACGAAGACCTGTGTCAGCAACAAGAGTCAAGCTATCTACGTTGCCTGTTTGGCGGTAGATGCTGGAGATCAAGTCATTGAACTTAGCTTCGTTGAATCCAGTTGTAGCATAGATGCTAGAACCGGGAGTCTCAAATCCAGCAGGAACTAAACCAGCGGCAGGAGTGTCATCGATGAAAGCACCAAGACCAGCAGTAAGATAGGCATTAGCACCAGTTCCTATTTGTTTGTCTTGAGCACCACAAAGAGTAAGCTCGATGTCACGTTTTAGTTCACGGATTGACTTGGCTTCAGCCTCAGCAAGTTTAGCAGGACCGACAGAATCAGTAGCCTCTTGAAGGTCTGATACCATGTAGTCACGGCGGAACTTTTGAACGTAGTTAGAAGTACGTTCACGAGCGGCGAATGCATCAGTGAATGTTGCAACGTCAGCACCTTCGACAACACCTGCGGCGGCTGGATCGTCCAGCTTGTCAAGTGTCCACTCGAAGTTAACGTTGGTAGCTTTTTTGCGAGAACCGCCGGAGAGAACTGGAGTTTCCTCGGGGGCAAGTACTGACAGGATGTCGGTTAAGTCTTCACGATTGGAAGAAGCCGATCCCGGTAATGTTGTGAATGTATTTGAAAATGCCATTTTATTAAATGTTTATTGATTAGATAACTGAAGGGTTCGTAGACGAATGAAATCACTTTTGTTTCCGCTATCACGGAATTGTTGACTTATTGCTTTGATGTTTTGAGCCTTCTTAGATGTTGAACGATCTGATACCGATGCCGAAGGAATGCCGCTTTTAGGAGGATTCATGGATCCAACTGGCTTCCTTGCATACAAACTATTTGCCGCATGAGCAATTAGGTATGGTAGTTGTGCGGAGACTTCCGGTAGCACTGATTCAAGTTTTTGCAAACGAGGATCTTTTAGCATAGCCTGATACTTTTGATTAACGTCATTGCTGTCGTCATCTATCCACGTCAATTCTTTTTTAGCTTGTTCGGCAAATGCAGATTTTAATTGCACTGACTGAGCTTGATCTTGAAGTTGACGTAGGCGATCAGGCAGGAACGTATCCTTTGTTTTACGTGCATTACGTAAAGTCTGACGGACTTGAGCTTTCGTAAGCTCTTGACCATTGGCTTCAGTAACAACGTCTTCAGGTCCGTAACCATCGCTATTAAAAATAAGATCTTCTGCCCATTCAATAACACTATCCATTTCTTGTGACTTGCTTTGCAGTTCTTCAACTGTATTCAAATCATTAAAAGGATTGTCTTCGATTGGTTTCTTTGTATTAAGAGGATCTTCAGCCTGCATCTCTGACTTTAAACGAGCAAGCTCTTCTTCGGCTTGTTTACGTTTAGCTGTCAGTTCTCCAAACCTAGCAACGGCACGACTCCCTAACTTTTCAGCTAGTTCCCGTAATTCGTCTTCGGACATATCGTCCATATTCATCTGAGAAAGAACATCATCAGCAGATTCTTCTCCGGTTTGTTCAACCGTGTCTGTTTCTGCATCAACAATTAGGGGTTCATCTTCAACTGATTCGGGAGCTACTTCCTCGGTTTCTTGAGTAGCAACTTCTTCGTCAGTTGGGATTCCTCCCAAGCGAGCTTGAGCGAACTCAGCTACACTGATATTTGTACTGTCCACTGAACTTGCGGCTTCAGCGATTTCCGTATTTGATTCGTCTGTCATAATTACCCACTCCTTAACGGCGAGCGATGCCGATGGTTTTTATTATATCACACTTAATTTCTATGCTTCTCAATAAGAGAATCATAGTCAACCATGTGTAAAATTTGATCATATGACAACAGTCTACCACTAATCTGTTGCATATTGTCTGAGTTAGCAAGGTGCAGTTCTTCGATGCACTCTTCTCTCATTGTTAAAACAAATCCCATGAAGCGAGCAAATGCTTCGTATTGAGATAGTGTGTCTAAATCTTCTTGTATGTTAGTAACTGGACTCGTTTGCATTTTGTGTATTTACGTTGCCGACTTCTGCTGGAGATGTTCCGATACGTCCGATCTGTGCATTCTCTGCTTGTTGCATTTGGAATGTATACTGACCTACATATTTTTGTAAACGTTCAGCAAACATTTGATCTTGCTCTAGGCGACCGGCGATGTCTGGTTGTTGTGAATATTGTTGAACAAGTTGGACTGCAGTTTGACCACCATTAGCTCGTGCTGGCATTTCAATGCCGGCAAAGATCTTAGCTAAGTCATCAGTTACTCCACGAATAATTTCGTCTTGAGCAACTTGAGGTGACTGAAGTATACCATCCGCTAGAACCGGATCAATAGATGATGCGATTGCTGTAAGTAGGTTATCTACATTCATTAGACCATTGCGATCATACTGAAGCATACCAAGCATTCCTTGTAATTTTTGTGCTTGTGCTTCTGGATCCGTGGTCAATACATCATAATTAATCATGATGTCAAAGTTTTCATTTGGATTTCCCTTAACCATTTGAACTGACTCAGGGACACCGGTAACCCGGAAGAATGTGCTATCTGGTCCAAAACGTTGGTAGCATTTAAATGCCATACGTAGGACCTTAGCATTGTGTTGAAGAAACTTATCGACCAAGAATTGCTTGCGAACACCGCTAATTTGACTGGTTTCATCCAATCCGCACAAGCGATCAGCCTGAGCCTGTTGGGTTTGTTCCATCTCTATGGACCCGGTAGGCGGTGGCGGAGTAGGTGCAAAGTCAATATCCCCCTTGCGACGATAAGGAATGTAACGACCGGGACCCCAATCAGTTGGTGCCTGACCCACTGGGTGAATGATCGGAGGCATTGTTGCAATGCTGTTCCGGTCAATACGTGAGTCACGTTCGATCTTAATTTGATTTTGAATACCACGAAGGATCTGAGGGAAGGTCATCGTATCATACATACGTTTGCTGTCCTCAGATAAACGTGTGACTACCACTGGGTAATCCTCGTATCCGTTAAGTAATTCAAACTTTGCAAAGCCCGGGATGTCTCCATCTCCGCTGAACTCTCTGTGAAAGACTGTGCAATAGATTCCTTGTGCACCATCGTCCGGATCTACTAAACGTTGATAGCCATAGATAATTTCAATGAGTTCGTCTTGCTGATCAGTATTATCAGTAAAGATCATGCTACGGTTTTGATCGCTATCACGATCAACCATGTTATCGCTGGATCCGCGATACCGCTCAATGATGTGCTGAACAAAGTCCGCATCCCATCCGTCTGTAGCAACCTTACCCTCTAGCTCTTGAGCTGTGTATGATGTCCTCCAAAAGCAATAAGGTGCCCGTTGCGGATCAGTAACATAACTCGGAAAAAAGAAATCTCCGTCAGGGGAAAGTGTTTTAATTTCAGGTGCATCTACTAAACGGCGGATCAAAGGAAGAACCGTCTCGCTAGTATTGCGAAGTTCTTTAATAGCTTTTTTTGCTGATTTAATATTGATACCATCAAACGTAGTCTCAATAAAAGCAGCGAGTTCGGCATCGTTACCCCCATCAAGGATGGAGCGATAGATCTCTGGGTTCGTTTGTCCTATCTGATCCATGGTTATAGTTTGTTTGAATCGAGTATCTTCCCGGTTCCAACCTACGTATGTAACCATTAACCCTCGTTCTAGCATATAATTAGCACCTAGTTCCATTTCTTCGGCGAACCGATTAATGTAACCACTTGTAACCATCCAACGGAGAAAGTTTGAAACAACCTTTGAACGTCCTATGTCACTTATCTCAACGGGGAATGCCCGGATATTTGCACGACTAAGTGCTGACATAAACAAAGATACTAAACGTGTGATACGTTCGTCAATGGTATGAGCCTCCATATCTGATGCACCTTCCCAAGGAAAGGCATCTGCTCCGTGCTTTCGGAGATCCCGGGACTTACCGTTCCAGAAATTGCGGCGGTCATCATAAGATGTGCGACACACATCAAAGTATGGTTCTAGCTCAAGCACCGTCTGATCGTAAGCACGGCGGAGAGCATTGACGTTTGGTTCATCCCCAACGTATGTTAAGGATTCAAAAATATCTTCGTTCTGCATTTAGTTTTTTTCTAACGGTTGTGATGACCTGATGGACATAGCCCTTATTCACCCCGATTTTATCACACAAATCTAAAGGTTTCATGGGTATGTTTTCTTGATTGTTACAATACCTCTGTAGTATCTCCCAAGATAGCAATCGGTCAACCTGTTGGTCTATAAATTCTGGATCAAGAGTTATGTCTTGTTGGGATGTATCTGTAGCTGGATCCTGCATTGTCTGTGATTTCTTCTACCTTAATTGTTTTACCATTTAGTTTGCCCTTGAACCTACGTGGCACAACTACCGGAACTCGTTTATTTAGTTCATTTAAATAAACATAAACGTAGTTAGGGTTAGGTGCTTGAGTTAATACCTTGCCAACGTAGTAGTTAGGGATTAGCTCCGGTGCCTCTAGTTTATCTTTAACTATACTGACCGCATCTTCGGTTAACCAAGTGTTCTTACCCTTGCCGCTAATATCATCTTCAGAAACATTATCCTCAATGATAGTAGAGATAGTTAAAAAATCTACCTCTAGTTCTTCTGCTAGTGCTGTTGCTTTTGTCTTAGCCATTTAATATCCTCCTGTTGTTTTTTGTATTACCTTCATGTCCTTGTTGGTAACATGGTCAGGACCTTCGCCCCGGTTAGCCATACGTAGATAACGAATCACGTCAAAGAAATCCTTTAGTGGTTCGTCAGCTTTTCCGTTGGCATTGTAGTTAATTAAACTGTCAATCAAGTTGCCGCATCGTTCGTGTATGTAGCAACGAGGTTTATTCATATCATCAATCTTTGCATTTGGGTTATAACTAAACCAATCGTCCAGTGCATTGATACCCATGTCCTGTGTCCTGCCATCTGATGGTACAAATGATAAGCCATGATCATAGAATGTAGTGAATAAGTCGTCATTATTCTCGTTTTCCCGGGCAAAATAACGTGAATCCCCTATCCTTTCAAAGACTTCTACCCCGTGTGATTCCTCTATTCCTAGGAATAAATCGGTGTATCCTTGCACATCGTAGCCTATTTTCTTTGATGCTGGTCCACGTTTCCACTTTGGGTCCCCGAACATTGCCCACTCTCCGTGTGCACCCCGGTCCGGAAACTCATCGAAGATATATATCTCTCCTTCTTCGTTAACCGCCGCCCATATAGCTACACTGTTCCGGGCACCTGCCGGATCCATCACCATGTAAATGGTGTAGTCATCGTCATTAATTTCCGGGAATGTCATTCCGTATTTATTTGGAATGTCGCCAAGAACATTTATCTCAGTTGAGAACAGGGGTAGCAGTGATGTCATTGACTTCACCGGCACACCGTAAGCACGAACTAGGATCTCTTCGTCCGGGCGACCCTTTAGATCTTTGCTTAGACGTTTGTAACCACCAAATGGATTTTCATCTGAGTGCAGGTAAACTATGCCGGCATCTCGGTTAGGGCTATACTGCCGGATTGGTAGCTGGCGGTTCTTTAATAGACTCGCCTCACGAGTCTCTAGTGTTTCCGCATTGGTGCAATACTCGCTAATGAAAGGTGTGAACCCATCAATAGGAGTAAACCCCAGTATCATCTTTGAATTAAATGTAGCTAAACGGAAACGAAGTGTGTTAACCAAAGCCGCATCACCAAGGTATTCGTCTAGCCATGCCCCCATGTTTAGGTTGTCTGGCTTAGAAGGGAACCCGAATTGCATACCCTCTAGGATGGTTTGGTTATTCGAGAACTGTGTGTAAGTCTTGAAGTCAACCCGGGTCCGGGTATCCGGAAAGATAAACGAGCTTCCGGTGAATCCATTTTGCATAGAGAAGTTAATATATCCCTCCGTGCTCTTGGTCTTTTTCCGGAACTCCTTGGGCATCATTTCCCACATCGCGGCTTGCTGAACCTTGACGGATGTATCCGCATTCTGTGAGAAACAAACTATGTGACCGTTCATGTTCTCCATTACAGCCTGCATGATTATCTTTGCACACCCGGTAGTCTTCCCGGATCTGTTGCCCCCAAGGGTGAGGACCTCGTTGTATTCGTTTAGTCCGTCCCGGATCCTGCCCCATCCCTCTAACTCAAACCCGTATCGGACCGGATCGTTAGTAGCGGCTTCTATCCTGCCCTCGTGAGCACGGTGCAGATCCTCGAGTAACTGAGGATCTTTCTTTGCTAATAAAAGAATCTCTTCGTCACTAGGGGTATCTAGTATGGGGTGCTGGGTAAACTCAATCATTCTTCCTCGTCGTCTTCCTCTACCCATTCAAAGTTAAGATCGTCTACCTCTAGCTCTTCCCGGACTTCTCGCATTAGCATCTTGCCTATTGGCAAGTTAGTGTAGTCATAGAACAATTCTCCGTCATCATTCATTACTATGAACATATAGTTCGGGAAGTGCTCGGATAAAATAGCCCGAACATTCTCGTGTACATCCTCATGGTATTCTGAATTAATCGACATCAATAACTTCTGCTTCTTTTAGTTTCCGGATTCGGTCCTCTGCCGCCTTAGCGGTAGCCTCGTAGTCCTCTTGGGTATATACCTTCCGGTCCTCGGTGATATTGGTTGCTTCACCCCGGGCGGTCAGTGCTTCCCGTGCGGCATTAGCTTTAGCTATTGAAAGTTCTTTAAGGTCCCGGAACGTAGCTTCTAGTTCCCCGGATTCTAACCGGTCCCGGACTATCTCAATGAGGTCCTCCTCTAAGCTAGACATATCTAAGTAGTTCTTAGCGGCTATCCTTCCGGACAGTTCCCGGAACTTACCTATGTGATCTGCATAGTCCGTAAGAACTGAGATGACAGTATGTCTATCGAAGCCGTATTTCTTAACTAGCCGGGTCTGACTAGATCCTGTGGCATACAGGTATAGCATCTTAGCTACCCGTTCAGGTGCAAACCTACTTAGACTATTCAGCTTACTGAACTCCTTCTGTTCAGATATGTCCTGAATGGACGTGGTTATCTCCTGCATTAACTCTTCCTTCTCTTCCATTTAATATAAAGTATTTTATACTAGCACTTAGGTGTCAAGCCCAATGTATGATACAATACACCTGTGGTACATAAGAAACCTTTCTGCCGTAGGCGAGAAAGAGTAATGATGATCAAGAGAACTCCTTATGTATCACCTGTTTGATCAGGGCTGTCAAGTCCAAAATCCTATGAGGAGCATATTTTTTTATACCCTTGTTTATGTATATATAGAGAAACAAGCCAAAAAAGTTCTGACCCCCTCCCCCCTGCTGTCGCTGTAGCGGTAATGAGACTGAGACTCAATATCAATAAGCACAGGAACTCTCAAATGAGACAGGGTCTCAAAAACTCGGGATGTAGTTTTAATGAGACTGGGACTCAGTAGCA